ATGACTGAAGCATTGTACTTATCTGGAGCAACTCAGGGTCGCGTTGAAGTCTTAAGTTGTGAACCCGATGCCAATGGCACTTATCAAGTACGTCTGTCTGCTACGCCTTTTCATCCTCAAGGCGGTGGGCAGCCGAGTGATGTGGGTTTCATTGATGATGTTGCTGTAACCCATGTTGCTCTGCAAGATGGCGAAATTGTGCATATCTGTACGGAAGCTATTGCATTAGGTCAGGCACAGGCAATTGTAGATGTAGAAAAACGGCAGCTCTACAGTCGACTGCATTCGGCTGGACATCTGATTGGGCATGTATTGCAACAGGCAGGTTGGCAGCCGATCAAGGCTCAACACTGGGTCGAGGATGCCAAAGTCCAGTTTGTCCCTCAAGAACAAGCGCAAACTATTGAACTGCCTGAGTTGGAAAATTGGTGTAATCAATATGTGACAGCAGGTCTTATCACTACCGTAAAACAAAATGCTGATGGTTATCGTGAAGTAAGTTTTGGTGAGTTTTCTGCATTTCCTTGTGGAGGAACGCATGTTGAAAATTTAGCTGAAATTGAACATATTCAGATTCAAAAACTTCAGTTAAAAAAAGGAAAATTGACTGTAAATTATACGATTGTGTCAAAGTCTGCGGCATAATAAAAAGCCCACTGTTTAAGGTGGGCTTTAATATGTTGATTTCTCAGCTAATTTTGGTATGAATATCCAGATTCGAACTGAAGACCTCTACGATGTCAATATTACGTCGAAAGTCCGCTAATACCATGTTAAACAACAAATTTATGGTCATTTTTTCGTGTATAAACACTGTAAAATTCGAGAATCTAATCTCAATAAAAACAGTCAGTTAGAAATCCATTCCCCGAAAGATTTTTTCAGTTATTTTCCAAATTTGTTATAGAAAAATTGTATTAAAAAAAACCATTACTACTATTGAACTTCATATGTAAAAGTTTGGCGATTTAAAAGACATGCGGACTGAATAGTTGCTAAAGTAGTAGTTGAATGGGTTTGGCATGGCGGCTGATAAAATGAAAGAAAAATTATTTAATAAGCTTGGCTGGATTTGTTTGATTATTTTTTTAGTTCTTGCCGCTATTTATATGATCGCAAGTTATGTATTTAAGTTAGATTCAGATCAGATTTCTGTACTTACCAACCTATTTCTTGCCTTTGCGACTTTTACTGCAGCTTGTACAGCAGTTCTTTTTTTTACAGATTGGAGAGAACAGCACGATAAGTCTATTTCTAATAAATTCGCATGGAAAGTTATTGATAGCTTTGATTTATTTGATATTTCTTTTATGAACTTTTTAAAATCATTAGATGATCTTGAAAAAAAAATTGAGAACCCACAGAGTTTTAGTGAAGAGCTCAAAAATTTAGATAGAGAAGCTCTGATTCTGTTAATAGAAACCAAATCAATGAAATTTAATTTATCAAATTTCAGAGAGTCTTTAAGAAAATATTCGGTTTATAGCAGTAAAGAAGACTGGTATAAGGGGCAAGAAGAAAAAATCTATGACTTATTCTTAAACCTTAATCTGGATCATTTAGAAAAAAATGACTCTAAACATATTATCTCAGGAATTAAAAGTTCTTTAGATAAAATTACACCTCAAATACACTATTTTGAACATGAAGTGATTGATAAGTTAATTAATGAATTAAAATCAAAAAATTAAAGAAATATCACTTTTAGAGCCAACTAATACCTTCTATCCCCAAAGAGATTTTTCCAGTTATTTTTCAATTTTTTTATAAAAAAAGACTCCCGAAAGAGTCTTTTTTACATCTGAAATAGCACGAAATTAAGAGGCTGTGCTCGCCACTTCATAATGTGTTTTGTCTAATTTGCCTTGTTTAAATAACCAGGTTGCGACCTCTGGCCAAGAGTACATAGCCGACTTCGATGCCAGTCCATACATCGGTCTTGGAAAGTTTCCATCACCACGTTTGTTTTGAGCATATAGCGAAAGTGCCTGTCGGCTCATGCCTGCCCGTTCTGCCATTTCAGAGAGTGTAGAAAAGCCTTGTTCTTCTACGATCAAATCTGAAAAGCCAAGTGAACGGATATTGTCTAAAGCCGATGTAATCGCTTGTGCTGCGCTTGGTGCTTCACGATCAAACTCTAGGTAGATGGTGTCGTTATAGCTACAGAGCAATGCATCGTCACAGCCTGCTTCAAAAAACTGGTCTTCGAGATTTGCTAGGTCTGAACGTGCATCACGTACCACTACGGTGAAGTGATATGTATTCATAGTTCATCTCCGTTGCATTGTTTAACTTTACGAAGGATTTGTTTTGCATGAGTTTCTGGGTCTTTTGGTGTGCTCCAGACACTCATTTGATGTTCGGCATGCCCGAGCACGCATTTTAAGCGACAGAATGCATGCCCTGATTTGCCTGTATCTGCAACATCCCAACCGTTATCTATCGCGTATTCGATGGCTTCTCGAATATGCTTATTAGGATGTTTTTTCATCTTTAATCCTTTTACTATTGTTAAATTATATGCTGTTGTTGACATTTGTCAACAAGCTAACATTTACGCAGGCGCATTAAACCAGTTTGGGTTGGTATCCATGATTTCCCCGTTGGACATGTTGACGATGCGGAAGTCTTTGCTGATGAGTGGCTGACTGTTTGAGCCACGCATGTTGTAGCGTTTGCTCACGTCTAACGCGAGTTCATTTGCTCGGACGATCAGGCTTGAGTACTTGAGATAGTCCTGCATGTTTAAAAATCTGAGCGCGTTCCAGACGTGCATCATTTTAAAGTTTTGGTTAATGACTGCCTCAACGAGTTGCTGGATCTGCTTTTGGTCTTGGCGTTGTAGTTGGTGACTTTGAGACACCACAGCCGTAAGGTTATGCACGTACTCTACGGCGTAAGGCAAGCTTTCCAGTGGAATGTCTTCAACATGTTCTACGTCAAAGCGTTGGTGCAGCATTTTGTAGACTTCTACTGTGTTTAGGCTCGACTTGCTGACCAGTAGCCCGACTGCTTCGGCAAGTGGGATACGGTCGTCAATGATGGTTTTAGCTTTGGGCTGTACTTCTTTTTCGAGTATATCAAGCGCCCATTTGCGGAATTCTTTAGCAACTGGAGTGCGGGCAAAGAATGTGATGAGATGACAACCACGTAAGTTAAATACCCGTACGCCCAAATTGGGCGTCTGAGGATTTTCAATCATCTGTGTCATATCTTGAGTAAACTCATCACTATTTCGGTTAAATACTTTTGTTACAGCATCTGCCTGCTTATAGCCTAGTGCATAAGCCAACTCTGATGATGTAATCCAAATTTGGTCATCGTTTTGTTGTACTGGATGAAATTGTATTGCATTAAATGTTAGACTATTCATGTCTTTTCTCCTGGTCGAGATTAGATAAAAAGCCCCTCTTCCGCCAAGTTGTAGGGGCTTTTTTAATGAATTCACACCAACAATGGTGTAAATTAATTTAAAATTACACCATTGTGGTTTATAAGTCAATGTGCTATTTTTCTTATACCAACGTAAGGAAATAAAGATATGACCGAAGATGCTCAGCTAAAACTTAGAGTTCCACAAGAGTTGAAAGAATTCTTAGAGAGTGAAGCAAAGTTAAATCATCGAACAATAAATGGTGAGGTTGTTTACCGTTTACAGCAAAGTAAAAATAATAATTCAGGTCGGTCACTCTATTTTAATGATCTAAATTGTGTTGAAGATTTGAAAGAAATGTCTCTTCGAGAACAACAAGAGCAAGCTACCGCAATGATCTCAAGAATCTTTTATGATCATCCTGAGTATCAGCTCATCAATATTGAAACCATTAATGATGGGAAGAAGATTCGTTATTGGTATTCTATCCCTAGAGGTGAAAGTTTTAGGGATTAATTTAATGAGTACGCGCGTGCGTACTCTTCATTTATTTTTCAAATTATATTTATTTTGATTTAGTTCTAACTCATTAGTTATATTAAATGCCGTCAATGCTTCACATAACGCTTTCATTTCAGAAGCATGTACCATTTCTACCCATTCAGGCTGAAATTCAATTCCCCTTGCCATTGCTTTAAAAGGTTCTGGTATAGCTTGTGATTGTTCAATAGATTGATAATAATTATTGATGGCAGCCTCTATATCTATATTCGTTTCAAAAATAGCTAAATCTTTCAAACAATCAAGCATCACTGGACCAATAATAGACTCACACTTTTGGATGATGTCTAATAGATATGTTCCAAAAGCAAAGAATGTCTTTGACTTATTCAAATTTTGAACTTGTCGTTCTGCTAATAGCATTGGAAAATTATCGTCAGTTATGTGCGCAGCAGATGTTAAATCTAACCCACGATGAACTACAGCATTACGAAGTTCACGAATGTAGCTATAATTAGCTTTTCCATTAGGAAATCCATTAAACGCAAAACTCGAATATAATTGTTCTTTAAAATTACTGGATTTCAACAAAGTTATTTCATCAAAAATATCTATTGCTGCCATAAGATTTAGAAAATAGCCAGAATAGTGAACTCTCATATCTATCTGATCAAGAACAGAGATAGGTGTGCGAAATGTGAGAGCTGCACGTAACGCAGTCTTTCTTGCAGACATATACCATGTTAGTGAGTTAATCCATCCTAAGTCAGCAGCACTAGATTTAGTCATTTTCTCTCTACATAAATAATATTTTAAATCAACAATATATACTAAATATATTCTTTAAAAATCTATCTATTAAGTAAATCAACCATTCTTTTAAGATCAAATAAAATCATAGTAGAAATAAATAATAAAAAAGATGTTATCAGTAAAAAAATACTTAGAATTAATAGGACAATTTTTGCAATATAATCTGGAATTAACAAATAATTTCCCAACCATAATAAGTTTGTTTTATATATAAATAATGAATAAATAAAAATGCTAGCATTAAAAATGAAAGTAATTAACATCATGCATTTTTCTTTAAAGTACTCTTTTTTATTTAATGTAATACCTATAATATTTCGATCATTATCTCGTTCAATATTTAAACTTGTATCCCAAAAAGCTAAATCCTTAGATACAGTTTCAAAATTAACAATATTTTTATTTCTTGATACAAAATCAACTAATCTGTAAGAAACCAAACGGCTACCGACCAATGCTTGTGCTAGCCCATTTCTTCTTGCATGTTTTTGATATTCTTCAATATCCAAGTTATCAATTTTCTTTATGCCATCAAAAAATTCCTCTCTACGAGTCAATCTTTCTTCTGCTTGTTTAAATTTACTTTTTCTTTCTAAAAACAGTACAAGTATTTTATGAATAAATTCCCACATAGTTTTCCGAACTTTAATTTTCAAGGATTATGGTATGTTTTCTAATTATTGCTAATTCCAACATCTGTCAACCAGTTTTTATTGCTGAATTTTAACTTTGTCAACCAAATGTCTTTTTTACGGCGTGAATTGAGGAAGAAAAAGCATCATCAGATGCTCTTTAACTTTGCCCAACACTCACCCAACAAACCTTTATGATCCACCAAGAAACTCAGATTTACTAATATGTCTATTGCTGGCTACAACAGTTTGATGACAACATTTAATACCACGATTATGAATGACGTATCCATTCGCAGTATTTTCTCTCGAAATCAAAAATTCTTGATTTGAATAATGGTAGCTAGTGAAAGTCCCCCAAAGGTTCTCTAAACCCTGCCATGTTCCACCATTTGGAAGCGCATAATTCACTGAATAATCGCCTAAAGGAACATTCAGCTCCGCTGTCCTGTCTTGTGACAACTGAATCACCGCAGCAATTTTGTTGGTAGCTTTATCTCTAACTGTAAAAACCACATCATAATTTTCAGCTTCAAATGTAATTTTTCCAACCGCAGGCTCTTGGTTGCTAAAAAAATACATCACTTTTTTTTCAAAGGGCACAGCATTATTTTTTTCTTGCAATTGCCTTTGTTGATCGAGACTTTGTATTTTAGATAAATCATTATTGGTTTCAGGGTTAGTTTGCCCAGAAATATTTGATCCTGAGTTATTACTATGTCTATTTTTTATATATCCCGAAATGTTATAAGCTAAAACAACTGTAACAACTATACCAATAATGGCCGCTGCTCCAGAGTTATTATTTTGGTTTTTTCTTGGTTTAAATGCCATGTATCCCCCTAAAATTAAAAGTTTTTATATTTTATCTTTTGGTATTTTTTCACAATAAAGAATATATGTAAATAAAATGATCTTGACTAGAGGACTTTACTCCAAACGATGGCTGACCAACACTTTAAACATAAAAAAAGCCATGTGAAGGTTCACATGGCTATAAAACGAAAAACTACAGCGTATGTTAAAAATTTAAGGTGGTACATTCCCCACTCTTCACCACCTTACATTTATAAATCTGATTGACTTATCAGCATATCCAACTATGCTTTTAGTATAGAATTATTAGACTAAAAACGATGACTTTAAATATAAAATACTTACCAAAATATCACTACCAAGAAAAGCACAGCCTAGATGTTGTGGCATCCCCTGCACAAGCTATGCACGCAATTTTAAACTACCGTACACAAGATGACCCATTTTTCCGTTGCGCAATTGCCCTTAGAGAACTGCCTAACCGCTTACTACATAAATCACAGCAACCTAAAGACTATTTCAGTCTGGACAACTTCACCTTACTTGAACAAAACGGCGATCAGGAAGTTATTTTTGGCTTAGCAGGTCAGTTTTGGAAACTGGACTATGGACAAGCTCCTATTGTAGACAGGGCATCATTTTTGGCATTTGATCAGCCTGAGTGCGCGAAACTTGCCTTATATTTCTCGGTTGAACAGCTCGATGAGACACATACCCGCGTTACAACTGAAACACGGGTATATTGTGTAGATAAAAAGGCATTATCAAAATTTAGACTATACTGGTATCTGATCCGCCCAGTCAGTGGCCTTATTCGACGTCGGGTTTTGTCACAGATTCAGAAGAGTGTTTTGAGAGAGTCAATGGATTTGACTTAGTAATAATAAAAAATAGGAGAGAAGATATATGGATGAAGATTTGTACTCATCTCTAAAAGCAGAAGTGCATAAAAGAATTTCTCACTTCATCGAAGATGGCTATTCTTTAATTGGAGATATCTTCATGACACTCAATGAAGAGACTGGGGTTGCTGAAGTTGATGTTTTTCTTATAAACAAACATAACTCTTCATTACCTTTAGAAAAATATTATCGCTATCAATTACTCATTAATGAAGTGCAGCACTTCTGGGTTTACTTAGACAATGATGATTAATGTATTCTAATTTTTCATCAAAATTATGATTGAGACTGTAAATTACTTTTTATTATTTTTAAAATTAGTGTTCTAAATTTACAGTAAACCATTCAAGAAAAATTAGATATATAACTAAAAGAATCAAAAAAGGCATGCGATGATTCCACATGCCTGACTCAATCACTCCCATAGGATCTATCAACAAATCATTTTATTGAATTGGGTAGGTATATGTTGTCTACAGTGGTATCTGAATTTAACGCAAGAGTTCCACTAGAGCCAACATCAAAACCTATTACCTTTGACTTTAGAATAGCTGTAGCATTTGTATTGTTAAATGTATAAGTAATAGTGCAATTCTGTGCTGTACCAGCAACTACGGCCACACCATATGTTCCCGTAGATGAATCATTATTACAACTATTCTGTGCTATATCTGTTACAACTTGGGGTTTCAAACCACCTGCTAGAACTATAGCTTCGGTTACCTGTGTTCTCACTATATAAGTTTGATATGCTAAAAATGCTATAGCAGCTAAAACACCTATTATCGCTACAACTGTAAGTAATTCAATTAAACTAAACCCCTTATGATGAGTATTCATAAGTATTTCTCCAAATTCAGGGTATATTAGATTTATTGTGTTTAAGTAAAATTTATGACTATATTCTTCATACTTAAAAAATATATAAAATGTTTAATTTTTAATCAATTTATTTTTTGAATTAATATGTACACTGTTATCTGTTAACAAATAAAAAAACCATCATGTAGATGGCTTCACCCCACTTTCTACTACATCCCACGCCTGACTTAATCGCTCCGCATCAATTGCGTGTCCGTCAGCTTTTTCTGCCATTGTTCGATATTCTGCTGTGCATACTTCGAGTAACTCTCCGTTGGCAATGGTGTAATCAATGATGGTTTGCTTGGAAGCTGTGGACAGATGTTGGTTGGCACGACTGATCTGCTCTGACAGCCCGCGATTAGCCAACTGAGCAGCACTAGCGGCAGCAACCGCATCTTGTATTTTTTTACCCGCATCTTGTTCTACCTTTAAAAGTTGTTCAGCCCATGTTTTTTCTTGGGTGATTGCAGCGGTTTTGGCTTTTTCATTGGCTTCTTTTTGTCTGGCTTTGTACTCATCAAAGTCAGCTTGTACTTTGTTTACTTTTGCCGTGCATTGAGCATCAGCTTTGTTCAGATCATTTGCCAGACTGTTAGCTTGCCAAGTCTGGAATAAGCCATAAAGCACAAGGACAATGATCAATGACCACCGTTTATGTGCCAGTACCCACTGAAAACAGGCACAAAAAAAACGCCATAAGGCGCGGAGGATTGCAAGGGCTGTCATCATAGGTTTGCTCCCATACACTTGTCATAGCGTTCCACTTGTCGCAGATACACGCCATAGCAGTTATTGCTACGAATAGAGCAGTCATGCCCTGCGGCATACTTGTATTTCAGTAAGGACTGACATGCCTGTGTGTATTGCCTCGCTTTTAGGTTCTTCAGCATGGATGACTTAGACCAGGTACTTTGCCCGAACTGATATGAGAAGTCGGCATACAGGTCATACTCATCTTGCGACAGCTTGATGCCATTTAATGACTTATTGAACACCGGTGCGTCTTTGGCGTAGTGTGCCTTGAGGTATTCAAGCCCCTGCTTTTTAGATACAGGCGGATCGGTCATTTTGACCTTGCGACCGTCAGGGTGGATGGTGTTGCCAAAAGCAATGGTCGGCACGCCACCGATGTCTTTATACGGTACTGAACGAAAGCCCTCTTTCGATCCCGTGTACGCTACGCCAGGATCACTAATCCCATCAATAAAAAAGCCGCCAATTGCGGCGGCTAAAGTTCCAATGACGTAGTATTTAGTCTTGTTCGACATCACATTTTTCCTTTTTTAAAGATTCGAGATAGGCTTTGTGTTCAATCGCATCACGTTTGTCTTTCTTGCGGGCAAAGTGCCAATTCATCACCAAGCCCCCTGCACCAATCAACACACTGATCCAGAAACCCAAATCCAGTGATGCCAACCACGATGACAATGCGCCAATACTTCCGCCATACATCGCAGTTTTACTGGCGAGTAACGTTGAAGCGGTGTTATCGAATGTTTGATCTGCCATAGTTCCCCCAATTTTTGGCAATAAAAAAGCACCCTATTCGGTGCAATCCAATTCAATATGCTTTTAGCTTTCTGTGATTTCCTGAACGCCTAAATCATCACTGCGAATGGCATCATCGGGCAGATCAGCCTGCTGTAATTCTTCGCCATATTTCATGGCTTCCTCTTGTGAATTGGCTTCAATTTCTCGTTCAATACGGTAAATGCGGTGGGTAATCACTTTGTATTTCATCATTTAGTCCTGTGTTATGGATTCATAAAGTCTTGATCGTTGTTGTAATACAGATCGGTATAATTAATCGCAGTGATTGTGCCCTCACTGGATTTTTCAGTGACTAGGAACAAATCCCGCTTTGCTCCCGTATCACGGGTGATGATGTACTGGGTACAACTTAGATTGCCGTCATATTCCAAAATCAGGTTGGCCGTGGGTGCGCGTGTCAGCAACACTTCATGCTGATCATCGCCCTGCGTGACTGCGATTACATCCACGGATTTATTGGGCAGTTGCAGGTGAATGACATAGTTGTGCCCTGCCTCTAGTTCACAACTTTGCGAGAGCTGAAGATATAAACCGTCCTGATCCAGTACCGCCCCTGAGCTGATCACCTGCTGTTTGGTGTCATCGGCCACCAGTAGCAGATCGTTGCGGGTGACCAGATCAGCTTCGTGGTAGGTCTGAAACTCCACTGCCCGCCGCTGATACAGCAATTTGTTATAGGCGCGATGTGCCAGCAAGTAGGCTTGCTGTCGGTTGGTCACGCCTTTGACATCAATTTTTTGAGGGTTAATCACATCATCATTGGGCAGTTTGATCTCGCTTTCAGACCAACTGTCATCTGGATCAATCCACGTCAATTGAATGCCATCATAGTCTTTATTTACTCCAAAACTACTGGTGCGCTTTTCTGACTGCGGAACTTTGTTGCGATGGTTAAACAGTAAAGTTGGAATCGCTTGCGGTCGTTCAAAGGCAAAGTACACGATGTTAGATTCACGACGCGCATCACAGAACAGTACCGATGCCATTACAGCCAGTGTTTCTTCATAGGACATCTTGGCATCGTCAAAGGTGTAGTTAAACTCGATGGCTGTGCCAAAATACTGCTTTATTTCAGCAGCCGTGGCATAGAGACTGGCAACATCTAACATGTCTATTGAACGTCTACCAATCTGAGGATCTGTTGTTAATTCACATATCATATCTGCAAAGTTGTGACTTGCTACACGTGTTGCAGATCGCTCGCCTGTCGCATAGCTGTAGAGCTTACGGGTGGCGATACAATTGATCTGACGGTCTTTTACAGATAAAGCACCATCTGTTGCAACTGTTCGGGTGCGTACAATCGTCACATTTCCAAAATGATCAATTTCAGAATCACACATTCCATAGACTGATTTAATCTTACAGGCATCTTGTGTCTTACCTGCCTGTGTTGCTGTAGTCCGACTTAGGCGAAAGCGAAAAGATCCAGCAACGGGTAAATCCACATAAACTGTTCTTCCAAACTGGGATTTGCTTTTTGCTTGAATATATTGATGAATTGATGTTACAGATCCAATTGGATCTCCTGAACTATTGATGGACTGAACTTCAATAGTTACCGTCATTCCTTCATCCCAGACGCCACCTTTGGAATCCTGATAGTACAATCCATTTGGAAAAAAGAAGTTAAAAACAGCCTGCCTTGCATTAGGCATATCAAAGTTAAACCATCCCACATACTTGGAACTTACAATATCAAATCGAATTTCTGGTGATTGCCCTTGTGTACTATGATTGGGTAATGCTTCAATTTTCTCCCAGTCCTCATTAATAGCTGCTGGGTTAGTCAGCGCAATCGTATTGGTATTTAAACTAGTAATGGTATATGTATCATCCAGTGCGATCAGCGCTCCTTGACCATCCTGATAATCTGCGCCACTTAATGAGATTCGATCTGATGCAACAAAGTATTGGGTAAAATCAACATTTGCAGATTTGATAAGATTAGGGCTTTCAAACCAGATATCACTACTTTCTAAAACTGCGGTATTGGGTTGCTCTATGGTCTGGCCATTAATTGATGCCGATTTTTTTACGTACTTAGGATATTCTAAAAAAGTATCCCCAATCTGATAAGCAGGCGTCCCTATAATTGACGTATATGGATCATAAAAACTGGCAGATGCTCCCGCAATACTCGCCACAGCAGTATCACCATCCTGTACATCAGTGATTTTATAATAACCACGCCCCAGACACATCAGGCATTCTTCAATTTCAATACCATCACTATTGTAAATAGAATAAGGTGGTGAAATGAGATCTGGAATGGCTTTCACTGTACCAAAAATATCAGCAACCCGTGCTCCCAACCGTTGTTTATTGCTACGGTTAGACAGATCATTATTACTTGAGCCTTGTTCTGCTGCTGATGGGGTTTTCATGGTTAAGGCGGTGTACAGCGAATAGGCTGCCATGATCGCAACCACCGCATAATACACATACGGTAGAATTGCCGCCCCCGCATGACAGACCACATCAAACTGATCATCAGGATCAGCATTCAGTAAAGCTACAGCGGTGGCTTTATCGTGCGGGGTGACATCATTTTCAGCACAAGGATTGCCCTTATAGATTCGGGCCTGTGGATACTGAGCTTTGATCATCAGGAAGGCACGCAGAACGTTGTCCGTATGCTCGATGGTGACTTTGGATGCATCCAGTGGATTTTCAAAGATTCTGAACATGCTCATAATATCGAAACCTGAGATAGTGAATGTTTAACGCTCTTAAACTGACGTACTGCACTCCGCTATCACTGAGATGCAGGACTTTGCCATCATAAAAAAGCCCCACATGGTTATCCCCTGTGAGGCTGGTCATCAGCACAATACAGCCGTGCTGTGGCTGCTTGAGTCGTTTGTTTTTGATCACGGTTTGCCGTGATGTGGTGATCGCCTGATTCAGTGCGCCTGTTAAGCCAATAAAGCTGCTGGAATAGTCTTGACCGAAGAGTGACTGTGCCGCATCAATCACAAAATGTACGCAGTGATAACGTAAAACGTCATAATGCTTTTCAAAGAGTGTGAGATCCATTTTTTAAGCTCCAATCAGCCTCAATAAAAGCCGATCAGCGTTGGAAAGTTGGCTTTGGTAAACAGCAAACCTGTCCCCACTGCATTGAGTTTCGGTGCTTCGGCATTAAAGGTTGTGCACTGATAATCCGAGCTTTGGTCTGTGACTTCGAGGTTATCAATCACCAGGATTGGCGTAGACAGATCCAGACTTGAATAGGCCCGATAAGTGACTTGTGGGCGTTCGGTTGAACCCGCATCCAGAATCTGATCAATCAGGTCAGGAACAATATCGCCCAAGTCTCCAATGGTAATACTCAGACTTTGATCCAGATCATCCGAGCTGCTGCCCTTGTCGATCTGAAGCGGAACGTATTCATAGTTAAAGTAACTGCTGTCATGTCCGACACTAACCCCATCCGCCATGTTGGTGACATAGCGCAGCGGGTTTTCCCACAGGCTGTGCTTGATCTCGATACATTCGATCAGGTAGGCAGGTTGAGTGGCAAACAGGTATTCTTCAAGCTGATTGCTCATTGCGTGACTCCGCGAGTGTTTGAATGGCCACGTGATCGAGCGCATTGTTTAAAATATGCATTTGAGCCGTGACCTGAAATATGCGTCCGTTTTTAGTCATGCCAATGCTGTTGGGCACAAAGTGTGCCTTGTAGCGTTGTAATACCCGTGTATCAATCACGGTATCAATGGTGAATGGCTTACGCAGATGCTGCCAAACCCGATAGAACGCGGTGAAGTAACTGTAATCATCAGCACTTAAGTTAAAGTTGGTCGTGACCACATTTTCTAACTGCTCAAAAGTAGCCCGATAATGGTTGTCGGTTAAGCCTTCTGCCTGAATCACACTATTGCCCAATGTCATGGCATAGGAAGCTTGCAACGGGCAGAGATCCAGATGATTAAAGCGTGCCCCTGCAATATTGCGCGGTTCAATGATGGCCTGGTCATAGTAGATATTGAAACGGTTCACCACGGCTTTCAGGGCAAAGGCAAAGCGGTAGTTACGGGTCATGCCGATTTGCACTAGGGCTGAGGCTGTGCCTAACTCGTACTCGGTCTGAAAGCGGCCTCGCTGTTGGCGGTAATACAAGGTGTCATTGCGAATATAGGCCAAGATCACATCAGCATTGACGGACTGCTCTGCACGATGGTCATCCAGTGCCAGTTGCGGAGTCAGGTGCTCAACATCATAGGTTGTTGTGACATAAGCGCTGATAGTGGTGTCATACCACCACAAATAGGCAATGCCATCGGCAACATAAGTCACATAGGGACGCATGGAAAAACTAAAGGCAAAGCTCAGTTGGGTGAGATGGGCCACTTCAAGCAATTGATGTGTGATTCCTGCATTGTCGGTTATACAGATCCAGCCATCCTGATAAAAACACATCCAGATTTTGACTTGCAGGCCACTGGATGCGTCCTGAATATCCGTACCACCCCACTCATAATCGATCAAGTCATTGACCCGATCAGGCACTAAAAAGCCAGCGAAGATGCTGGCTGAAGATAAAGTATGATCTGGTAGCATGAGGATTATCCTATATAGCGGCCCCAACTCATCGTGAACGCATATGTCATGATTTGAGATGAAGTTTTGGTAATCGTTGGTGAGATTTGGAATTGATAAGATTCTGGATTTGAACCATTTCCATAAGTCATTAAACCAACTGTTTGCAGAAGGAAGGATTGATGTGTTCCGTTTACATCATTTAAATTAAAAGTTCCGACAACTTGCATGGATGTAGGTGTTGGATAAGTAGCAGATATTGCAGGAGTAGTAATAGAACCTAATTGTGTAGATGGAGCAGTTGTTACACTTGTACCTTTTACTCCAGAGTATACAGAAAGCTGATATGGAGCTATTTTTGAAAAATCTGCATAAGTTCCACTAAACCAAGGGATTCCGTTATATGTGTAACTACCAATAACTGCACTATTTTTATCAAGTAAATTAAATGCTCCTGATAGGCTTTGGGTTGGATAATTACGAATTTCAGAAACAACATCCAGATACTCATCTGAAAGTACAGTAATCGTTGTTGGATTGCCGTTGGCATCTTTGATCAATGCCCGATTCCATAAATTCGCATTGCCCCAACCCAAACCGACTTCACTGACATTTCCAGCAGCAACACCCTGACCAAAACGCCAGGTCACCTTCGCCCAACGATAATAGGGTGATGTTGTTGTTTGAGTTCCTGTTGTTGTTGCTTGCCTTGTTGTTGTACTGGCTAGAAATGCATTAAGTGCTGTCTGGGTAGCCACAGGTGTGCTATTACCTGTACCAACGCAACAACGGTCTATCCATGTTCCGACTGACATACGGTTTAAACCAGTATCTAAAACAAGATTGTGAAACCAATCAGTCTCTCTTGCGATACTGTCATCACTGGCTTTACGCACAATCAATTTAAATCTAGCACCAACTTTACTATGTGCCTGTAATTGCATATTAACCTCTAATTAATTTGTAATCTGTGCACCAACGAGTGCAAATGATGTTGATACATTTTCAGGTTGCATCGTATTTATGATTAGCGCATTTCTTTGTGATGCAGACATTAATGCGAATGCCGTATTAACACTTTCAGGCGATGTGGTTGTACTGTGATATGGGTTGTAAACTTCAACTGTTGCGCCTATAAGTGCAAATGATGTACCTACCCCCTCAAGTACTGCCTGATCGCCACCACCTGTTGCACCTGAGCCACTGCTATTACCAGGATCTGGATAAAGTGCAATAGATGAACGTATTGTGGCTTGTGACAGTGCAAATGCCGTCTGAACAGCTTCAACATCAGCATCCGTGAGATTCATCACCTGACGCTGTACCCCATTTTTCAGCGCAAAATCTGTCGCCATACTTTCCACAAACTGAAACGGATACATCCGCGAAGTCAGCGCAATGACAGGACTGATCACGACAAGAACCTGAGCACTGACATTGAAGATCCGCCCATTCAGTTCAGCAAAGTTAAAGCTGTCGGGCACAAACTGGCAGATGTAATCCTTGTACTTGCTATCTTCAATAAACACCTTCATAAAAAAAGGCAGCGGGTGACGCTGCCAGTTCAAATAAAATGCCCGAAAGTACAAATAGTCCGTCTCTGTGACTTTGTAAGCGATACTGACCAGATGCTTTTTAGACTCGGTCACGGTGCTATAACGGGAAAATCCTCCTGGTAAATGATCTCGCTGCACCGAGCAACCAAACTGCACGCTATAACTGGCTTGTAACGGGCAAAGATCAAGACGATTCATTATCGGTTTCTCCTTGCCGTGGTATTGCGTGCCAGTGACTTGCTTTCGCGTGAATTGGCATTGCCCAATTGCTGCCAGGAACGCTTGATCATCTGATCCACAACATCAATCGTAATTGAACCATCACTGTTCTGCTGGGCATTGACCTGTGCACCTGAGTTGTTGTTGATGGTAATGTTTGCACCTTGATTTGCACTGGATGAATCTGTCAATGCAGATGCGATTTTGCTTTGAGATGTAGAAGCATCAAATCCAACCAGACTACCAACTACACCACCATCGGCATAACCACTGATACCGCCACGACGTGCACGTTCTACAGCACCAACACCACCGGATCGAGCAACATCTTCTTGTGACCAAACCACTTCACCTTTATGCACGATACCCGCAACATCATACTTGCCACCTGATCCCGTATAACCACCTGTCGCAAAACCAGCAGCGACTGAACTGATATTTGAAATAATGCTGGCTGTTGCAGCAGCAACAGAAGCCATTGCAGCTAAGTTTTCTGGAAATGGCTGCCCCGCAGCAAGTGCAATACCCGTCTGAATTGCAACCATAGACTGAGCAATCGCAAATGCTTTTTGAACGGCAAATGCAGCTTTATAGGCTGCACTTTGCTCACCAAATGCTCCTTTCATGGTTTCAGCCATAGAACCAGAAATTTGCTCTCCGTAACTGAGCTCCGTTTGAAGTTGTAGCTGCTTAGATACATTCTGAATATCCTGCTCACGTTGAGCAGCATCTTCACGGATCTGAGCGCGTTCATCTTCACCCTGCCGAACAATATCACTGAGTTGAGTCTGGTATTCCTGTTCAGAAATCAGACCTTGACTATATTGATCAGCTAAACCAGTGGTCAGATTATCTTGAGCATTTTGACTTTCACCCAACTGTGAATCACGTAACTCATTACTGCCATTTTGCAAGTCTTTAATGGTTTGATGATTCACATCAAACTGATTGGTTGGTAATCCCAATGCCGAGTTGTAGGCTTCTCGATATGCTTTTTGATTATCCTCGACCAATTTTTTGAGAGATTTCTGCTGTGCTAACTCTTGATATGCTAACCGTGCATCAATCTCCTCCTTACTGACTCCTGTAATGTTTTTAAGCTGCTCATGTTCAAGCTGATAACGGGCAACGACCATTGCAGATTCAGTCAATAAACCTTCTTGAGCTGTAAGTAATCGAGACTCTTTCTCTAATTCAGCATTTTTAATTTCATGCTGATAGCTCAGATCAATTGCTTGCAACCAGGCATCACGAGCAGCTTTAGTCATTTGGGTATTTTTAGCAATTTCATCACGTTCAAGCGCATAACGCTCTTTCATGATTTCAATTGTGTCATCATATCCCTGTCTAGCAGATAGTATCTGCTGGGCCTCTTGACGTTTGACTGCATCAATTTCAGCTTGCATCTGACGATCAAGTGCAGACTTGGCATCTTCACGCTCAGTTTTGCTCTTTGTTAAGTCAGCTTCAACAAGTTGTTTTTTAACATCATACTCATTTTTTAACTGAGTAATCCGATCTGTTTCAAATGCATGTAGCTGGTTATATTCCTCCTTCTCCTGGGCATGCAAGGTTTGAAGCTGACTTTTATATAATTCAGCCTGTTTTGCCAAAGCATCAGTTTGAGCTGAACCTGTCAGGGTTGAATTAATCGCTTTGATAGCATCGGCATTGTCTTTAGCAAGCTGCTGCTCTTTTGTATAGTATTTACTACGAATCTCAAGCTCTTTATCTTGCTGAGCTTTGGTTGCTTCTGCAACAGCTGCTTGTTGAGCTAGCAAATCATCTTGGCTCGGCATTAAAATGGATTGATCAATGCTCGATTTACCATTCGCACCAGCCTGATACTTTAAGACTCGGTTTGCATGATCCCGCATCTCTTTAGCTTTCGCTGGTGATACATAACCAAGACCATTGATTTTCTGATAGCCACCCGCTGCAGTAACTTGATCTGAAATTCGACCTGCTTTAAGTGCATCGACTCCACCAGTACCACCGTTATACGCCATAATCGCATCAAGCCAATTACCATATTTCTTGTAGTTCTTGGCTAAATCCTCAGCAGCTGCCGCTGCAACTTTTTCAGGATTTTTAGTATTATCTGCAACTGTTAAATGATAGGTTTTTCTAAATCCCTCCGTTGTCTGTAAGAAACCTTTTGCACCTGTTGGGCTTGTCGCATTGGTACCGCCAGACTCAGTTGCAATAAGACCTGTTAATAACCCAGATGGAAGCCCTTTATTTTTAGCAATATCTTCAAGGCTATTTTTAGCAACTAATGCGACAGCCCCAGCAATTTTTTTACGATCACTACCATCCAGCTCATATTTTTTGCTATAAAAATCTTTAACTGTTGCAGCTACCGCTTGATCGCCGACTGGCTTTTTATAAGCATTATCACCATTTATGCGTTCTTGTGTATCCGCATAAGCTTCCGCCTTATCGCGACTAAATCCATGTTTTCCTACTAAATCCTGAATATATTGTTGACGCAGTAAACTCTTCTCAACACCTCGTACATACTCCATCTGTTTCTGAGTGAGAAGCGCATAAGCCGCTGCTGCATTATTTGTTGCGTTAGCATGCTGCTGTTGTTTTTTCGCTGCTTCATCGGTTTTTTGATTGAGCTGATTTAAAACGTCTTTTTGCTGCTGATAAGCAGATTTAGCCCCATCATTGGCAGAAACCAAATCACGAATCTTGGTGATTTGTTCATCACTGACACCGTTAATCGATTTTACTGCGCTATAGAACTGGTCAGCAGATTTTTCACCCTGTAAGTATTGCCCATATAAATCTTGAATTTGCTTAGCAATACTTCCAGAAACTCGCCCAGAATCTTCCATATACCCGATATATGCGCTCAGATCCGATGATGCGGTGACATATTTAACCCGCAACTCTTCAACTTGCTTGGTCAACTGGCTAATTGCCGTATCTTTTTGAACTGCATTTAATTGCTGCCATTTTTGAACCAATTCATCGACAGATTTACCCTGAGTATCCAAAACTTGAGCCGTATCTTTGGTATTGTCTTTGAGCAATAGATAAGATGCAGCAACTGCGGCAACGGTCAGACCCAAACCAACTGGCCCACCTAAAACGCCAAGTAACCCTCGCCCAACATTAGCAGCAGTGAGTTTGGCTGCATTATTCGCTTCCTGGGCAACTGTATCTGCCTGCAATGCAGCAGCATGAGCAGCTTGTAGCGGAATCAAGGTTTGTTCAACAAAAGCTAAGCGTTGCATGCCAGATAAACGAATCAATTGTGCTTCAGCATTTGCCAACTCAATGCCAGTCAGCTGTGCAGTACGTGCAGCCCGCACTGCTTCAATCTCAGTATTCAGTAAGATTTGCTGACGTTCAGCCACTAAAGCCGAGATCTTTTCATAAACTCCTGCAACATATTTTGCGGTCGCAGGCACAGCAGCACCAACCAGATATGCTCCAAGCACTGTCGCAACGGCTTTGACCTCGTCCATGTGGGTCATGACTTCTTTCAATGCAGGTACAGCAACATTGACCAGCTCTGCCTCAAACCCTTGCCATTGCAAATCTAAAAGTTGCAGGTTTTCTTTGGCCAGTGCCAACTCTTTAACCATGTCATCTGACATGATTGAACCTGCTTGCTGAGCAGCATCCCCCCATTTTTTAAAGCCTTTACCGCCATTTTCAAGCAATGGAATCAATAACGAAGAATCTGAAATGATTGATTCCATATAGAACTTCATGTCATTGGTTGAAGCGCCTGCTTTTTGCAATGAATCATAGAAAAGCTGTAATGCTTGTGGGCCTGATAGTTTTTGGAACTGTTCAATAGTCACACCCACACGCGGGGCAATGTCATTAAAAAAATCGGCTAATGGCCCACCTCCAGTACGCTGAAAATCACCGATACGGTCTTGCATATCTTTCATTTTGTCAGCAAAGGATTCCATTGAAATGCCTGCAGTATCTGCACCGACTGCGTAATATTGGAATTGCTGAATCGAGGCATTGGATAGCTTGGCAAATTTCTGAATATCGTTGCCAGCATCTACAAATTTTTCTGCATATGCCATAACGCTGGCAACAGACAAGCCAGCCGCAACTGCACCTAACGCTTTGACAGCCAAAGATGCAACATCAAATGATTTGGCAATTTTTTTAGTCGAACCTTCTGCCTGACGTTCAGCCCGTTCTAGAGGCTCGGTAAATGAGCTGATACGGGTCACAAGATCAAGGGTTAAACGACCGAGAGATGCAGCCATATTTACTTTCCTCTAGATAATAAAAAACCCCGCTAGGCGGGGTTGGTTTATTGGTTATTTATCAATGTTTGGTATTCAGCAATTCGTCAACTAACTCATCAATTTTGGTATCAACGCTTCTCCACTTATTTAATGCCAGACCACCTTTTCCTTTTAATCTAAACTCAGCTTCAGAGGCTATTTTCCCATCTTTCTCAAGTGTAAATTTGGCATATGACATATAAGTTGTGATATCCCATGAGCGCAGCGCTGTATATTTCATTGTAGTTTCGCAAAACATTGGGATTGAGGTACTTGGATATACCGATGCCTTAATATTATGTCGGGCAAAACTTCTGACAATAGAATCATTAAATCCATTAATAGTCACTTTGGGGTTATCAATAACACAAACCTGTTTCATATTTTTAGGTTCAAAACCATTTTTGTTTTTAACCTGAATTGAGGTACATGCAGTTAAACCTAAAGTGATTGAACCCATAATAAATAGAATTATTTTTTTCATTTTTAATCTCTTACTGACAAGAGACTAGAATATACTCAATTTACTTAAAGTGATGCAAACTCACGATTAAGTCGTTTGCATCAGATATGCAGTTAAAGCATCATCATCAAATTCTGACTCGTCATTTGCAGCTCGTTTTTCAGTTCCCTCATGTAGCATGAGGTCAACAAGCTCAACATTTTTAACGCCCTTCGATGCCAAAAATGAGTGATGCAATCGTGCCAGCTCTTGCTCTATTCTTCGGCCGATGTTGAGGCTTCCGTATTTTCTGACGTAGGCTGCCCAGATTTTAATTTCTGTGTATGTAAGGTTTTGGACTTCTTCGATGCTTTTACCCGTCGCGACTGCGATTTCACAGATGAGTTCCGTTTCGGGTTCAAGTTCTGTGTCTTTCCCAACGAGTTTACTTCTACAATTTTAAACCAAAGCGCATCCGTTAAATCTTGGCTGAAATTCTGACGAACTTGGGCTTCTGTAAACTGAAGATTACCTTCTGCATCACAAATAGAAGCGGCTAAAATACCTGCCAATGCCTCTTTATTTTCACCAAAAGCACGTAGCTTTGCCACGGCGGTATCATAAGAGTACGGTTTGATAAAAGTATCAAACTCAGCATCTTCACCATTGTATTTAATTTGAACTGTGACTGCTTGTGGCTTAGCAATCAATACACCTGCGTTAATTTCTGTAATATCAAGCTTTTTCATTGTTCTATCCTAAAAAGAAAGCCCCGATTAAGGGGCTATGAAGATTTGATGTTAGGTTTTAGGAATCCATTTTGTTGCACTTTTACGTTGCATGGTCACTGTACAGTTGACCAAGGTATCGGCATCAAATTTCCATACTGGAGTGGTCAATGATGCTTCAAATTTCCACCATGTACGGTCTGCTGGAAGATCATCCAATACACCACCTGTAACAGTTGGAATAGATTGTGAATCAGTACCACCCTGAATAATAGTTAATTCCTTTTTATCAGTTGCCCACTGAACAATCTGCAAGTGGCTTGTATTTGCTGTGTCAATATCAAACCCCATTGAACCGTCACCAGGATCAGATAGACCAGGAATATAGGATTTGGTTTCTTCTTCATCTAGACAGGTTATTTCAATTTTTCCTGCTGAATCTGAACCAGGATCAAATGTTTTTAAGCAAACGAGACGAACTAAAGTTGTGCCATCAAATGCCCACCAACGAGAACCTTGTACACGTAATTTTGCCATGAGTATTACTCCTAATTTCAGGCATAAAAAAGCCTCCCGAAGGAGGCGCGATATTATTTAAGGATTTGCTATCATCGTAGGGCGGTAATGATTTGTGGTAATTGCCAAGCCAGTATTGCTGCAATGACAAACCCTGTTACTTTCCAGAACCCATATTTCTCCATGAGCTTCTCTACCTTCTCTAAAATTTCTGTTATATTGGGCACAGAGATATTTCTCCTTAACTGTCACGGTTGAGTTGATTTAAAAACCTCAGTGTTCCAAGCACTGGGGTTTTTGCTTTTGAGGTACTTTACCGACCTATGTGTTTTAAAGTTACTGGAAATGCTTCCACAATTTTTCATCGTTTTTCAGGCATAAAAAAACCACCTCGAAAGGTGGTTTAATATTATCTATTGCTTATAAAGCTGTAATCGTGAATTTTTCCAAAAATTCACATATAAAAAACATAATCAATTTTTTAATATAATGTTGCATTCCTTTAACTGTTTATAGCCCATACCGCCACCATGCCAGTTATGTTGTTTTGCCAGTTCAAAAATCGGCATATACACTTCTCGCCCAACGACCTGTCTTGCACTTTCAGCGCCAAATTTAAAATGATCGTGGATGCCATGTCCCATTGATGGACTCAGTTTAATGATGGTGCTGCCAAATTCAGACCACCAATGATTCAGCCAAAGCATGTGGCGGGCGGTTGCATCGGCATATTGGTCAGGTTGTGTTTGTTTTTCTTGGCTAAACAGCGCAATCAGTTGATGCACATACGCCACGGCGATTGGCAGCATGTCATAGGGAATTTCATCTATGCCGTTTACTGCAAAGCGTTGGTGAATCAGTTTATAGGCTTCGCTAAAGTTGAGGTGTTTGGTTTTGGCGACCAACATATTCACGGCGTCATTGAGTGCCACACGTTCTGCTTTGGAGTTGCCTTGTCTTGCTGTTTGTACGGTGAAGTAGCAGTCTTCGAGTTTTTCAAATACTTCCCATGCTTGGTCGGTGTCGAGCATTTTGGCGTGGCGGGCTGCACCACGTTCAGTCCAAAGCACTAGATGTTTAGCATTTTGACTAACCATCTTTAAGATGGTTAGTGATTTTTTGAACTCACGTAGCTCCTGACCAACTATTTTGAAGAAATGTTTTCCCTCAATAAAACGGTCAGCATTCCGTAAAAAATTATTTTGAATGTTTTTAACATCAACTTTATAGAAGTTAGCTAACATCTCAGTCGTAACAACTGGAATAGAGTTAAAATTAACAATGGATATTTCTTGGTTATTAATATTTGCAACGGTATTCATAAATCACCTAAAGGATATGAGCCGCCCCTTATGGGCATGCTTACCTATTGCAATAATGTACCTTTTTTTAGGTACATGTCAATATTTAGGCGTTTACTCTGAAATTTGATCTTTGATTGAATCATAATTCTCTTGCAATCGTTGAGCGTAATTCGCTGTATCTCGACTATTCTGTTTCAATAGCTCAATAATTTCTAACCACAGCCCAACTGGAATTGGTCTATCACCTGACAACCACTGTCTAACACGTCTAGGGTCAACATCAACAGCTCGAGCAAAGTCAGTTTGCCAACTTTGCCCAAATAGCAAAGTCCCTGCTAAACGTAACTGTTCAGGTGTCATACGTTGAGTGTCGTGTAGTTCAGGCATACAGACCAAAGTTCCAAATATAAATACATTTATAAAATTATCGCGTCTGCGATAATTTTATAAGCAAAATGATAATTTTATTTAGCAAATGCTAAATTTATAAGCAAATTATAGATAAAACTATAATTTTTATTGGTAAATATTTATATCTGTTTATAAAAAAGCACCCTAAGATGCTTTATTCATCACCATATTGCATATCTCTAAATGCTATATCATCATCTTTGCCTTTATATCTACATAGTCTATTTACTAATTCCAAAAGAACCCATCTTGCAACTTCTGCCAATCTATTTCTATCAACCCCAAATTCAAAGGATTCCAACATATTCTTTAATGTGCCATGTAATATTCTAGACCGCCCTTCTTCATAAAATCGCTTAACAAAAGAATGTACAGTTACTGGTTCAAGCCCATCTTTATCAAAAAGGATATATTCATCTTTACAATTATAGATATTACAAAGTAATTCTTTGATACCCACAGATTTACCACTAGAACTTAATGTATCTAAACAACTAGCAAGCTTTGCTACAGCAATTGCGTCATTTGATTCTCTCATTCCTTCCGCATACCAATTAAGAGCAAAGCACCATCTACTAACTAAATTTGGGCAACTCACATATGCTGGATCAACTAACCCCCTTATTACAAAGGAATATGGAAACTGCATTCGTAATATTTTTTGATCAATATCTTCATATTGCACTTCATCTAACGGTGGCAGAAATACTTTACTCAAACCAGATGATGGTAAATTTAAATAACCATTTGTTACGGTAAAATCACCATATTTTAAAGATGGCAATCTTTCCAATTGAAGTACATTGTTATAAAAAAAACGCTGACCTCCCAAAAGTAGAGAAATCATATCAAGTGCCGTTTTGCATATTTGTTTTGCTAATTTTTCAGAAAGCCTTTCTTCATAACCAATTATCTCAATTGAAATCATTGAATTTGAGTTTTTAACTGTGCGGTACACAGCTTCAGCAAGACCATCAATTTCATTTTCAGGTAATTTTTTCTGTAAACACTCAACAACATCAGTCTTCCAATTTTCATTATTTCTTGAAGATGAATACATCTTCTTAATTTCAGGGGAAAAATCTACTGTATTCAACCAATCTGTAATACTAGATATTTTGACATCACCTAAATTAATTGGTTTTTTTGTATTAAAATCTAGTGTAGATGCAGGGAAATGATAAATTCTATTTTGTAGTTGATTGAAATGTGCCTCAACTTCTGACTTAATGAGCCTAATATTTACTTTAGGATTTTCATTTGAAAAATCTTTGTCAGTTATAATATTTACTATTTTGTTAATAACAATCTGTCTAAACACGCTTGATTCAACTTTATCTTTTTTATCACAATTTTTATAGATGATTGATGAAAAATCAGTAAAAAGCTGAGATGCTCTTTTACCATAAACAAGATGATGACCATTATCTGAACTAGTCATACCCATAAAATTATTTTGAAAGTCAAAACCCTCATTTGAGTTATCTTTTTCTAATTCTTCTATAAGTTCATTAAACATCTCTTTCAATTTCATATAAATTATACACTTGGAGCTAAAATCAAATTTATAGCATATTTAAATTACCAATTCACATATCAAAGTTTCATTTGACCACCCTACCGAATCACTTCAACCAACTTTGCAACTGAAGCGATAATCGGAGCTAAGGCAAACAACGCCACAACAAATAAAACCCAGTAGCAAAATACCCTTACAGATTTATGGACTTGCAGAAGTTCGAGTGCTTTCACTATCCATTCTCCAATGTTAAAATTCACTTATGGTTTTCCTCTTAATTGTGCTAAGTGGTGAACACAAAAAAGCCAAGAACTGCAATTCTTGGCTTTTTGCTTTTGATATAAAAAAACCTCGCCATTGCGAGGTCTGTCTTTCTTCTAAACTTACCGATTCACATGCCAACTGACATCAAAACTGTAATGCGGCATGCCCGTCACAGGGTCTTTATCTTGGTTGCCATAGCGAGTGACATAACACTCTGTCTCAATCGCATTTCGCACCGCCTTGGCAACGCCACTCACCACATCATCATCTGTGGCATACACATCAATCTGCACATCCACACGGTCACAACTTGGGACATCATCAAGCTCATTGTATGAATCACCACCCACAATTTGCCATGTCACATACGGCGGTTGCGGATTGTCAGGGGCAAGTCCGAAACTGTATGCACGCAAAATTCCATTACTCTCAAGCAAGGAAACTACGGCAGTATTGGCTTTGAGTACCGAAAAAATAGGCAAATCAATCATGATAAGCCTCCTAAAATGATATTAATTTCTGCAGAGAATACAGAAACAAACTTGTCGGTAATCTGCCCCACATTTTTAGACAATGCAGGACGCATAAAGGGTTGCGCTGCAATTTCACTGGTCCCAAACTCGATATAACGCCAATACGTGGTAATGCCACCTGGTAAACCTGATAAAGCAGTTTTATCCGTATATTTATTCTGTGCAGCCCCACCACGTACACCGACTCGCATACGGATTTCATTGGAATTACCGGTTTTACCTGTCTGAGTGACAATGTTCTTCCAGATTTTCTCTTTGGTAATCGGGTCATCCAGCGCCTTGGCATTGGCACGTGCAGCATCACGGGCAATGTTCATGGCTTGCCGTGCCGCCTTTCGCGTAATCCGTTTAATGGTACTTTTCTTGCCAATGGCACGAAGTTTCTGCTGTAACTGCTCTAAACCTTGGATACGTGCCATAAGCACCTCACGGATTCCACACTTTTTCCCCTGTTGCAAGGTTCAAGGTCAAATATTCACGGCGACTATCAGAGTCTGCCATCGGGTTACCATCAATACGATAGTAATAGCCCTCAAACTTCACCCGCATCGAGGAGGTAATTTTCTTGGCGGTTTGGCTATAACGAATCTTTGCCCGCGCCTGAATCGTACTTTGAGCTGCCTTGGCTGCAATCTGATCTTTGGTAGAAAGATCGGTGACCTCTGCCCAAAGCGTTGCAAGGTCTTTCCACTGACTGATTTGCTTGCCTGTTCTAGGGTCTTGCCCTGCCACTTCTTCATATTGGATGGTGATGCGGTGTTTTAAGTTCGATGCTTTCATCAATCACCTCACACCACAGTCGGACTACGAAATGGATAGAGCAAAGCCCTCACAGGTGGCGGCAAGTAGTTACCATCACTAGGCATTTCCCCCTCAATATTGCGGTAATTGTCGTAATAACCACACAATAACAAGACTGCCTGTGTGAATTGCGCTGGGTATGTCATCATCCCCGTGTTTGCATCTGCGGAAAATGTATCTGTAACATAAGAAAAAACCGCAGATTCTGCGGCTTGTCGGTAGACATCTAAAAGTTCATCTTGATCATCCGAGTCATAACGTAAATGCTGTTTAACCAGTTCTAAGGTTGTAATTGCCATTATTTCGCCCCTTTTACACACAACTTGAATGATTCATGACTAAATTCTCCCTGATGGTCCTTTTCACAGTGCCAAAGTGAGCCTTTAAAGGTCACAAATATGCCTTTTTTATAGCTTTCCTCATCCGAAAATACGCCTTGATATAAGGTTTCAAAGGACTTATTTGCATCAGTTTGTGGTGCTGGTATATTGGATGAACTTGTACTAAAAGGATCATCTTTCGCATCACGTTTGGCCAAAGCTTCCAGTGAGTAGTTTTGCTGCTGAATTAGTGGAGAATCCCCACCTTTGACAGGCAAATAACCCAGTTTCTGACGTGCTTCATTGGGTGAGAAGATCCCTGCGCCAATCCCTTCTTTGTAATAGGCAATCTTGCTCGATGAATCCATGCGAATCAGTACATCAAGATCAAGAAAAGCTTCCACGCCTAAATCAACCAAACCCAATCCATCATCTAGCAGGTTTTCACGGGCTTCGATGTAAGACTGCAAACAATCTGAATAATAGATTTCGTTCAGATCGGAAACCTTAGTTGCTCCCTGAACTTCAGTAATCCCAATTTTAAATGGTGGAACATTAAAAGCCGTACAGACGATACGCGCCGTGTTTAACTGCTCAACCAGCTGGCTGTCGGTAGCTTTCATCCCAATGCTGGTATATTTCGCCCCATCCGATAATAAGCCTGTCTTACCAACATTCGCCCCACCATAATTGGCATCCCATTTGGTTTTAATATCCTTTGCTTTATCCGCATCTACTGCACCAGGTACTTCAATAACACCGCCTGGTCTCGATCCATTCGCAAAGAAATTTTTGGAATTTCGTAAAATCGAAATGCCCTGCTCCGAAGCCAAAGCACATGCCATGATTGGGGTTAAGCCCACTAGTGGATGATAAAGGGCATTAATACGGTCATGGATAATTTCAGACGCTGGGATAATCACATTTTCAGTTTGAGTCAGCCGATCATTACTCAACTGGTAAAACACATTGCCGTTATCGTCTACCAAAGTTGTGACCAAATCAGGATTTAGAATCACAAGTCGATAGATTTCACCAAAAGCATCCTTCACCTTGAACACATAAGTATTACCCCGTAACAGCAGGCTTTGTGTCCATTGCTCATTGAATTGCTGCCAGTTCTGGTAATGGTTTGGCTTTTTAAAGACCCGAATCAGTTGTTTTGGGGTCAATGCATCCACCAAAACACCCTGCTGTTTCTTCTTCAGCATAATCGGCATCTTGCCAATATCTTTAGAAATTAGACCAACACAGGCAAATACTGCATAAAATGCGGTCATATCCTCACGGGTAATTTCTTTATTTTGCTGCCAAGCCCCTGAAAATGGCTCTTGCACAAAAAAACTATTCCAAGTTCCTGCATTTCGGGCAGTTTGGTAGCTTTTTCGTTTGAATAACTGATCAAAAATGCCCATTTTTACCGCCTTTATTTACTTGGGTTCTCTTCTTTTTTGGCTTTAGAAGATGCTTTTTTAGGTTCATCACATGGCTTTGCAACCCCTGTTTTAATCAAAACATTGGCAGCAAAATCCTCAACATCTTTGACATCACCCACATTGGCATCATGCATCACTTTTAAGTATTCAATTTTCATCATTGCTCCCATAGCTCAACAATCAATTTTCATTGCTCAGATATGAAAACAGCCCCAATTAAGGAGCTGTTTTGATCTACTTACGTGGCTTAGTACTGAATATAAGCACTGGCAATCGCACGGCGTTTTGCCCATGTAATGAACTTTTCAACACGGATGGCAAACTCATTGTTCTGCCATAAGTTGTATGTGGTTGTGCCATCTACCAAGGTGGCTTGGTCGCTATATGACACATCAACCCCACCATCTTGAGCAACCAAGATTTCGCTCATTTTCACCAATTCAATTTTGGAACCGACTGCTTGAGAGGTAATTACAGGAATACCCAACAAGCTACGTGCTGCACCTGCAAATGACATCCCTGTGAAGTAGGTGTTGCCCAAAGCATCACGAAGTAAAGCCAATTGCATGGCACGAGTTTCAGACATGAGGAAATATGCGTTGTCTGTCGATAGATTAGCTTCCACAAAAATTGTGATCAGGCTCATTAAGTCCTTTTCATAGTCTGCTGCCGTTGTTCCAGAGCTTGGCACAGCAGTTACACCATTTAAAATGCCTGCTGGAACAACATCCGTACCCGCACCTGCACCCAAGAATGTGTTATCGACCAGTTCAGCCGATGCTGCGATCAAATCATCCAAAACCAATTTATCAATTGCAGGGTCTGCACGGCGCAATAGCTCTTGTGTATAGACCGTAATCGCAGCAAGTTTATGCTCTTTGATTTCAACACTTTCAAATGTCGGATTGGTTAACGGTTTAGGCTGAGACTCACCCACCCATGCAGCCGTGCCACCTGTTGCCTGACCTTTGATTTTTACGTTAAATGGTACTGAGCGATAGCCTTTTAACTTGTCAAACACTGTGGCATTACGCAGCAGTTCGATAAAGTCCCCTGTATAAGTACTGGTTTCAACCAATGGTGCACCAAAGCCTGCATCTGTTGTAGTACCCAGTGTTGCCTTTTCCACAAACTGAATCACACTTTCCCCATAACCCAAGTTTTTAGCAGCTTGCACAGGAGTAACCATATTGCCTTTTTTAGCTTCATGGGCAGCCAGCATTTTTGCACGCACAAACTGAGCAAATCCGATCCCTTTAGGCAATGTTTCAATCACAGTGGCAGGTGCAGCAGGATTTGGATCGCCTTCAGCAGATTTTTTTGCCTGCTGAGGATTTTCACCTGCAGCAGGCGTGGCTGTTTTGGCTGCTTTTTCAATTTCAACAATTTGCGTTTGTACACGAGCAATGTTCTTTTGAATGGCATCAATTTCAGCTTCAAGCTGTTTGATTTCTGCTTCGGTTGCTTCATCAGGGGTTGTGCCTGCTTCTGCCGATTTGGATAGCGCTGCTTGCATTGCTTGGTTCTTTTCTGACAATGCTTTGAGCAACTTCGCTAAATATTCTTTCATAGTTTCACTCCGCCCTTCGTTGGGCTTCCTAATTTGACAACAACATGTTTTTGTTCAGATGCATCGCCATCTGGAACGGTCTGAGGTTTTTTGCCCAACGCGGCTTGGTGTTCCTCAAATGCTTTGGAGAAGTCTGCTTCGGATTCACGGTTACAAGGAATAGTGACAAGACTCAGTTCGTACCATTCCCAACGGTTAAACTGCACGCCACCGCCTTTAATCATCTCGGCTTCATCCCAATTCGGGATAAAACCGACCGATAACCCTTTAACCAGTTTGTATTTCAGTGATTGAAAGGCTTTGTCGACTTCTCGTTTTAAGTCACCATCTTCCTGAATCTCTGGAATATGAATTTCTACTTCAATCCCTGCATCAGTGACTTTGGCACTGGTGACATGCCCAATCGATTTGGTGGGGTCATGATGAAAAAGTAATGGCATCGGCAAGGAAAATGACGCACCTGTTGAGACCATAATGTCCTTTACACGGTCCTGATTTGGGGTGCTGGCAATTCCACTAAATGTGCGCTTGGCTTCATCGAAATTCTTCATTTCAAAGTCAAAGGCTTTATATAGAGCAGTCATCGCTCCTCCAAAAATAAAAAAGCCCGCATAAAGCGAGCTGTAAAATGAAATAAATTTAGAAAAAATAAATGTTGTAGTCTTTCTTGGCAGGCTCAGGGTTCATGCTCATTAATGCTGTGGCATTCAGTGAAGCAATCAATGGGTCAATCTTGGCAACACCACTTTCCTGTTTGCTGACCATAATTCCATTGCCTTTCATCACGATTCGGGCATTGCCAGCAACCCATGTCATCAATGCCAAACCTTGGTGCCAGAGTTCACGACCAGCCAATTTACGTTCTAAGGTCTGTAAATACCCCGCGAGCTTATAACCTTGAGGGATGCCAATGATTTGCTCCTGTGGAATCCCCACATCGAGCAACCCATCCAGTAACCCGCCAAGCATCAACGGATCTAGCCCGACTTTATCTAGCTTTCCACTGTCATAAACTTTCTTGGCAATTACGGATAGCTCAGTAATGTCATCCCCAACATTTTCATAAATTGTCAAACTACCTTCTTTAACAAAGTCTAGTAGCTTGGGAGCTTCTGATTTACGACGCTCAAGCACGATTTGGTGACACCAGGCACGATTGTAGAGCAACCATTCCCGTGTCGTTTTATGCCGACCTAGAACAGCAAAACCAAGTAAGTCATCCAAACCACCACCATCACCGCCAATTTCAAGCACGTCTGATTGTTCAATGATGTCATCCAGTGTGATCTTTCGTGCTTGTTGCAACCAAAACTCTGCACCTGCCCAGCGATTGGCACGTAGATTCAAGCCAATTTCGATGTTCAAGTGTTTGGCCAGAAAATCTCGTAATGATTCCTCACCTGCATCTTTGACCTTGTTGAACTCTGAAATCAGATATTCAAGATCAACCGATGCGCCTAAGTTTGGATTAGTAATATAGAAATTTTCAGGCTTTAAATGTTCACCGTCTTCAATGAGCTGTTTTGGAAATTCATAGATCAGCGGAAGAAATGCCTTGTCTTCTTTAATGCCATCCTGAACATCACGGGCATAGTCCACAAGCTGCTTGAATACCCCACATGGCATTTCATCTGACATGGTAGACAGATAAATTACACAGCCTTCTGGGCGGCTGGCCAAACCACCTTTGGCTTCACGAAACATAGATTCAGCATTGGCACGTTTACCAAACAGCCAAACCTCATCAATCAAGATGATGGATGCTTTCTTACCTGCAGCTGCATTACTTTCCGCAGCAATCACCTTAAGCGTTGCACCAGTACCGAGGTGAGTCACTGTCTTGGTATGTTCAGAAATATTAATCATCGCGCTGAGTTCTTCATCAGCACGAATAAAGTCACGAATCGGATTAAAACTGTTGTCTGCAACTTCCTTCGTCGGTGCGAGGATGATCAGCTCCGCTGAAAGTCTATCATTCAAAAGCAGGGCAACCAGCATCACACCAGCAGCAATCGTGGATTTGGTATTTTTCTTAGAAATTAAAAGAAAAAACTCACGAATCAAACGGCGTTTTGTGCTCGGGTTATATGCTCCAAAGATCGCCCGTACAAACTCAATTACCCATGGCAATGTGACATCGCCCATTTTTGGGCTATCCATAACATCCACAAGAATCAGTTCTTTAAAAATCCGCTCTGCAACGTCTGCCACCTGAGGAAAGAGTGGCTCACATGGCATTAAAGATTCTTTATTGACGATACGTGTCGCCCAATCTGGGCAAGCCGTCGTCCAGACTGGTGACATTGAAGACATGGTTTAACTCGGTAGCTGACTATTCAAAGTGCCAAATTTCCCAGAATTACTGGCTTTCTTGGCTTCCTCTTCTTTGGTTTGTTTCTTGCCTTTTTCTGCAACCTTGCCATGGATGTATGGAAGTGCTGCTTTTGCAGCATTGAAACGCAAAAACATATCATTGCCAGCGTTGTTCATAACATCAATCAAAAACTCCAAAGGGTCATCCTGCGAATACGGATCATCAGGTGGGGCATCCAAATCCTGTTCCGTATTACTCGAGTTAACTTCTTTAACTTTTTTAACTTCAGTTTTAGTTAAAGAGCGACCTTCTTTATCAGCCTTTAACTTTTCAATCAGGACAATAATTTCGTGATGTTTTTTTAATTTTGAACCTTGTTGCGCTGCTGTTTTTTCTGGGTAACCTGCTGAAATTGCAGCGTCTTTATTACTCGCACCATCAACAATGGCATGAGCAAATTTTTTCATTTTCTCATTGATAGCCATTGCTCGACCTTTAACTAAATTAACTGTTTTTAACTTTTTAACTCCAACGAGTTAACTGCAAAAAGTTAACTCCGCTGAAATGGGAAATTTTTTTATGAATGGGATAGGGTGCGGTGTCCGATGGATTTTAAATTTTTAAATTTCTCCTCCCCCCACCATCGACGGCGATAAGCATCTTCTTTCATTGATTTACCGTCATTTACAGCCTACTTTCCTTGAATGTCTTCTGCTTATGACATTCAATACACAGTGACCAAAGATTACTTGGGTCATCTGTCCCACCTTGCGCCGTGTTGACCTTGTGGTCACATTCCAACTCATGTGTGACTCGACCACAGATTTGACAGGCATAACCATCACGCGCATGAATGCTTTCTTTGAGTCTGCGCCATGGTCTGCCACCTCGACCTTTGCCCCAATTCTTTTTAGGCTCACTCTGCATACGGCGCGGCTGTAGTCTTGGATTCAGTGTTTGTAACTTCATTAGCTAAAACCCTAGTCATCATCCAAGTTACGGCACTGTGGTTCATCATCATCACCAGTGATCTCATCGAGCAGCATGCGAAGCTGTGCAGTTTGATCACTATTGATTTGAATGAGTTGGTTGTTCTGCTGAATCAGTTGATTAGTCTGTTCCGTCAACAGGTTGTTCTGCTGTAACAGTTGCAAGACAATCGATTGCAAGTTGCAGTCATTGTTTGCTGTACTCATACATTGCCTTTAGTTTTTGACGGCGTTCGTCACAGCCTTTGCAGGACATAAACACCTCAGAATAAAAAAGAAAAACCGCACTAACTTTTTCAAGTTAAGTGCGGTCTTATGTGCCGTAATCCGTTCGGCTAAGGAGAATTAAAAAACCACCCGAAGGTGGTTAAAACATTTAAATTCGTTTTACTGGAGTATTTGGAAAGGCTGTTTGCATATCTGCTATTTTTATAACTTCTTCTGCACCCTCACATTCAATTTCAATTAATGGGCCTAAATTATTGAAATGGTGCTTTAAATTATTATGAATTCGTTGAACTTCCCCCAAAACTGCATTCAATTGAACAGTAGATTTAAGCGAATACCAATCAACCTCAGCACATATATCTAAGTTTTGATTTTCACGCTCTTCTATAGTGATTTCAATTTCATCTTCTTCATGTTTGAAGATTAGTTTTTCTATTTTCAACATACATTTTTCTACAATTTTTATTATTAACCAATAAACTTTAATGTTTACTATTTTGCCAACTGTATCACATTTTTGTTAAAAAATACTTAAAAATCCATATCAGACGCTTTCCAAAAATAGTGAGATAAAAAAGAAAAACCGCACCAACTCTCTCAAGCAGCGCGGTCTTAAGTGCCGTAATCCGTTCAGCGAATGAGAATAAAAAAACTAAATAAGGAGATCGTTAATTACAATATAGCTTTGCCTACGTAACCATACTAAGATTTAACAGAACAATAACTCTCCACTATGAGGCTACTCGATGGGATTAAAAAACATTTTTATTAACTTGATGAATAAATTATTTCAGTTTTGGGAAAAACTTCCTGATGAAACAAAACAAGTCATTATTCAAATGATTATGGAAGCTTATGAAAAGATAGTTAGAGCATATTATCAAGCACATCAAAAAAATCAAAATCCAGATCAACAAACTAAACAAAATAAGGCTTAAAACTATGTCTAACAAATTTACTTTCCTCGACTTTATGAATCAAAGTAATTCATCAACTGCATTAGTACCGATAAGTGCAGAAGCAGAAAAACAATTAGTGGAATTAGAGGGATTCAAAGGTAGACCAAAAGAAATTAAAGAATTTAAAGATAGTGTTAACAGTGATCTAACATCACCTCAAACTTTAGGTGAGATTAGTAATCTTATTGGCGAACCAAAACCAAACGAAACAGAGGATGAGTTTGTTAAACGCTCCATGGCTAAATTGACTGATTACGTCACGACGAAGTTCTGCAAATAATTTGTAAAAAAATGGTCGTGTTTTAATTGCCTTAACAACCAAAATACGACCATCTTATAAATACTATAGCTGTATTCCCAAAATAATGGAATAGCAGATTTCAAGCGACCTCTTTCAGATCCTTACGATATTGAGCCACGGCGCTTTCAACTTCCCATCGTGCATTTGTAATTGCCACTTCCATAAGCCTTTCAAAATCACGCCATGTTTTTCGGTAAGCATCGTATGTCATTTGATGTGCAGAAATACCCGCATAATAAAGTCGCCCTTTACTCGTATAAAACTCGCCAAGCTGTGGCTCTAGCTCAAAATCAATCACAAGACGCGCAACCAAATAAGCAAAGCGTTCAAGTTCAATATACTTTGGTTCTAATCCAATTTTATTAGCTTGCCGAATCATAATATTTGCCAAATAGCTCTGAACAAATAAATAAGCCTCTTTTTCCTTATGTCCCCAAACCAATATACATGCTAGAGCTTTGGCCAGTTTTGTTTCTATTTTGGCAAAGCAAGCGCAACGCAACTCCCATGCAGGGATCTCTTTCTCGCCACCACCAAAATTCTGCTGTTCATAATTTACTGACTTTGCACCATGTAAGTGTTGGCTGAGCCATTCTATATTTGTAATTTTACTCATTCATCACCCTCTCAAATCTTCATCACACAAATATCAAGTAACCCGCCTTTCACAACTGGACGGGCATTCACTGTTAAACTTTTCACCTGCGAATCATCTGCAATCAAACCGCATTTGGTTAAGGCATCGAGGCAAGGTTTTAGAATGTTGTCGATGTCACGGATCTTGTTGTCTGGCATGTGGTAGTTGATCTCAACCCGAACATGTCCGCCATAGTTCACTGGCTGCACAAAGCGTTTGACCACTTCCACAAAATGAATGGCACGTTTGCTGAGTCGTTTACATGCCTTACCCGAGTCTAGCCAATAGTTGTTGATCGACGGCGGTATAATCTCAATGCTGCAATTCAGCAATTCCCCTGCACTGCATTCATAGGTTTTGCCTTTGACCAAATACGATGGCAGTTTTGGTACTGGGTCTTTGTTGATTGTTTTTTTATCAGTTTGCGGTTTGTCGAATGCACGGCGATAATTGCCCCAGTTCGGTTTATTCATGCGTTGTCACCCATTCTTCAGTCGTTTTGTGATCGCAGAAAATGCACTCGAAAGAACGCTCTAAATCACCAAATTGTGTTTTTTCAACCATGATGTGGTCACAGGCTTGAGGTTCTTCTTTAGGCTCATCACATTTAAGTGCTTGCTCTATTCTTCTATAGCTATGCAAAACTGCACCTTTGATAAAATCAATATCATCAGTGGTGTCTTCCTCAACAAAACGAATTGCTCCACCTAACTCTCGTAGAGCTGCATCAATCTTGGCTTTATGTTGTTGCTCTCGACTCAACCAAGCCCACCAAGCGAATGTTCTTTCATATTGCCCACCGCCAGCACGATGATATTGCCCTTCATCCTCCCACCAGTGGTCAAACTCTTCTGCCCATACAGCCTGTTGATCTAGTTCAGCTTGGGTATATGCTCTTAAGTATTCAAACTGACTCATAAAAACCCCAACGCATGATTTGTGCTGTAACTTGATGCCCCTGTAATCAAACAAAAAATGATCAGAATAATCATACAAATCAGAAAATCACGCGGAGTCATAAGCAGGACTCCTCATCAGCGATGGCTTGTTTGAGTTGTTTCAGATTGATAAAACCGTAAGCGCTGTCCAGTTGGTAATTTAAATACGAGCTATCAATCCACGCCCCATCGTCACAAAGCATCAAAGCCTTATCGTCAGGGTCTCCAGATGATTTTTTGTATTCAACCCCTAATCGGTTTATGTATTCAGATTCGTCACTGTCCACCGATAAAAATACGTCTTTGCAAGCATCCAAACCCTGACCTTTTTCGATGATCTCATGCGACTGAACCAGGCGTTTTAAATCACTCAGCAAGACATCGTGTTCCGAATCTACATGCGAGTAGTAGGATCCATCGCTATAGGCGTTGTCCCAGTGTGCATTTTTCACAACCTCCTGTGCTTCACTCCAGCCGTATTTTTTTACAAACGTATTTGCCTTCATACCACTACCCCCTCAAATCCCACCTGTGCCAGATACGGCGCAAGTTTTTTGCGTTGTTCAGGATGATTCAGTTTTACAGCGATGCGCGCCGTAAGCTGCTCGTAGCTTTCCCCTGCTTCGGCAAACTTGCTCGATACTTCGGGATGGTGTGCAAGTTTTTGGGCGAACAGGTTGATTTGTTTGTCAGAGAGCTTTTTCGGTTTTGCTGTCTGCGCTGTTTGGTTTTGTGCTGCAGGTTGTTGCCCTCTGCTTTGGTATTTTAAACGAGCATTCAGCAACCAGTCAGCAAAGTGATAATGCATCAGGTCATCACACAGGTTCTTGTCGCTATTGTAGCGCTCAAATGCATTTTGCTCTCGTTTGAACCACTTGGCGGTTTTGATCTGCTCGATGGTTTCTGCATCGGTGATCAAACCAAGTTCTTCTCCAAGTTTTTTCAAACTCAACCACGTTTTTTTATTTTTAGATTCTACTGATAGATTCTTTGGTAGATTCTGTGTCCCATTGTTGGGACTATTCAAAGTACCACTGTTGGGACTATTCAACATCCCATTGTTGGAATCATTCCGTTGTTGGGACTGTTCCATTGATGGGACTGTTTCAGGCGGTTTTTTGCTGTTAAATGGTTCCGTTGTTGGTACTGTTTCCCGACCTGTAACGCCAAGCAATTTGTAGACTTTAACGCGTTTGGTCACGCCTTTACGTTCGCCTGTATCCTGTATCAGGTTATCCGCCAGTAGCTCCGAAATAATTTTCAAAATGGTTTTGCGGTCTAGCCCTGTGTCCTGTTCCAGTCGTTGCATGCTTGGGTAGCAAGTATGGTCTTCACCTGCCCGATCTGCCAGTGAAAGCAGTACCAGTTTTTTCAGGGGTTTGAGGCTGCCGCCTTTACGGTCGGGAAATTTGATCCGCCATGCCCAGTTGGTTGCATCTAGACTCATTGCTCACCTGCCTTGGGCTTGATGTAACTGCCCATCATTTCGATTTTGTCTGCATTGAGCAGGCTTTTTTCGATGTCATTAATCAGCGCCCACTGAATGCGAAAACGGCGCTGGAGTTGTTCTTTAAATTTTTGGCGTGGTACGGCGGCATTGGCTTCGTTGTAGCACCGTTGGCGTAGGTTCTGTTGTGCTTCTGCCAGTAATTCGTTCAACACGCGCAATGCGGGTTCGTACCATGTCTGGATGGCCTGACGTTGTTTTTGCGCGGTCAGGCTGTGTGGGTTTAGTTTTTCTCTATACATGCCTGCACCTGTGTAGCGAGTGTGCCGAGTAGCACATGGAGTTCATGGATAACTTTGCTCATGTCGAGGGCTTCGCCGTGGGTGATGCGTCCGTCTGCCATCATGTCGTGGAAGGTTTGTGCGACATTGCCCTTTTGGATGGCGATGCGTACAAAGGTGTCCATGAGGCTATGGTCACGCTGACTTTCGGGAATGTCGGGCAGATCTATGGCGGCTTTGCCGTGTTCGGCACAAAGGGTTTGCAATATGCGGTAGTCCCCTGTCAGTGCCATGAGTTTTGAAGCCTCGAGCAATGTCAGGTGGTGGGTTTCCGTATTTGGGTTGACCTTGCTGTTGAGTACGGCGGGGCTTTTGATGCCTAGGCGTGGAGCTAAGGCAGATGCGCCGCCGTGGTGGTCGTGTACGGTTGCGTATGCGGCATCTAGGATGTTCATGGTGGTGTCCTTTGAACGTGTTTTTTAGACACCTGTTGAACTACTATTTTTAGTAGATCGGATTTGCTTTATTTCTCTCATATGTGAATCCTGAAATTATGGTGTTTACTTATGAGTTGCATTAGATCGACATGAATTAGGCAACTTTAGAATCGGAATGCTTTTTCTGTAGTGCTTCGAGTTTTTGTCCAAAATCATGAGAAAGACGTTTACCGCATAAACCGTTTTCCAAATTACTGATGTAGTTTTGAGAACAGCCAATTTCACTAGCAATTTGCGTTTGAGTCATACCTTTTGCTCTCAATTGCAAAATTATGGTTTGCCACTTGGTCATTTGGATCTCCGATATTTTTAACTAAATATATAGGTTTTCCGATATTTAAACAATAGCCAAACCGATTGGATTATGTATCACAATTCCGATAGAAGTAATGAAGGGAAAACTCATGACGACTTTGGGTGAGAATTTAAAGAAAATTCGTAAAGCTAAAAAAATGACTCAGAAGGAATTAGCTCAAAAGTCTGGAGTTAAACAATCTGTTATTTCAGATTTAGAGACAGGCAATGCCAAGTCGACTGGCTCAATTTTAGAGCTAGCTAATGCTTTAGGTATTACTGCTGAAGAATTAAAGAAAGGTATTTTTGATGAGAATGAATCATCAAATGTGATTTCTATTAAAGCACATATGGCTCCTGTTCTTTCTTGGGTGCAAGCTGGAACATTCACCAATGTTGCCTCAGTTGACATATCGCAAGTAGAAGAATGGCTACCACTTCCTGAAGAGTGCACAAATTGTTTTTACTTAAAAGTCCAAGGTATTAGCAATCAACCTGAATTTCTGGAAGGTGACTATATTCTTGTAGACCCTGATGTTTACTATAACGATATGTTATCTGGTGACATGATTGTTGTACGGCGTGGCGAAGATGCTACATTCAAGAAATTAGTCATTGAAACCGATGGTACTAAATACTTACAAGCACTTAATCCTGAGTTCAAACCTAATATTATTCCAATTGATGAGCAATGTAGTTTTGTTGGGCAGGTTGTTGATTGCATTAGATATATTTACAAAGCAAAAAGAAGATCTAAAAAGGTTTAATGCTTTAAGCCAACATTAGTCAGATAAAATTATTAAGCTAGCCGAAGGTTGTCGTTTTGTTGGTAAAGTTGTTGGTTTATATAGGAAAATATAAATGAGTAATGAGAAAAACAATCCCAAAGAAGTTAATAACCTTGGGCGTTTAACACTGGACTTAGTTCAAAAACTTAAAATTCAAGAAGATGAAAATAAAACTGATAAAACAAAAGCAGGAACAGATTCAGAGAAACTTAATGATTCAATAGAACCCAGACAAAAAATTTCACCATATGTATTAGCTGAACCTGTAAAAAAGAAAGCTATAGGGACTATCGACTTTAATTTTTTAGAATTAAGTATTTCGCAAATTCAAGAAATGAGTAGCGATGATCTACTTAAGTTGTTAAGTGGCGAAGGGCACAAAGGCGCTATAAGGGAATCTACCATTCATCTTATTAGCAATGAACTGTTAATTAGACAAATAAAAGAAGCATCAAAGCCTCATTGGACTACTAATCCTATGTTTTATCTAACCTGTATGGCTGTTTTATTTGGGTTTGTTGCCGCCGCAGCTAGTATAGTTGCGATACTAAAATAACAACTCTACATTAATTTTTTGGCCTGCTGAATTTCCTTAACAGCAACACCAAATAGAATAGATGCAACCCAAAGAGAAAACACAGAAATATAGGTTACTACATCAAAAATGAAAATATATGAAATAATGGCTATCAATTGAAATATAAAAGATATTCCTAAAGCTATTTTCATTTAACAAACCCCAAACAACCCGACCCAGTGTCGGGTTTTATTTCATCTATTAAAGCATAGCTAAAATAATAATATCGGTTTTTCTATATTTAAATCAGGTTTTCTATTGACCTATTATATCGGAAATGCGATATTTATCTCACTACCAATAAAAAAGCCCCTTCACTTTGGACGGAGACGGGGCTTTGCATATAGCGAGATAAGTATGAAACAAAAATACATTCCGAGTCAAATGCCCGCAACCTCCGCACGACTCTACCAACACCCCACCGCACAAGAACAACGCCCAAACCGCCTAAAAGTGGTACTGGCCAACACCAAAGACCTTGCACTGTTTGCCAGTATCGGTACGCTGTGCTATGCAGTCATTACAGGAGTGGTGTATATGCTTGGAGGTGCGGTATGAGCTCCAACATTCAACGCCTCAAACTCACCGTATTTGCACAGCGCTACTGGCAAGACGAAGAATCCCGCCCCTGCCGTGACACCCTCATCAGCCATATAAAACGTGGCTGGTTAAGCGGCAAGAAAATCGGGACTCAGTGGTATGTCGAGTGTACCTCTTGGGGCGCGCCGCTGTTTTACTCAACCGAAGTGCCAAAAATCGAACTAAAATCCCCACCCAAAACAGGCAACAGCATTGCAGACCGAATTTTAGCGGAGATTTAACATGACACCTCGTGGTCGTGGCGTGGGGTATCAGGACTTACCGCCCCACGTTGAAATTGATAAAAAAGCAAATGGAACGGTGTATTACCGCTACCTACTGCCAAACGGACAACGTAAATCTTTAGGCAAAGACAAAGCCGAAGCCAGTCAGGCAGCACAGGCACTAAACGCCGTACTGGAGCGTAACCCAGACATCGTGTCTAAAATCTTGTCATCCGTGGAAAAAGCACAAAAACAATCCACCATGCCAACCTTTGGTCAGGCACTTACCGAATACGAAAATATTCACCTCCCCAAAAAGAAATACGCCAAAAACACACTGGAAATTATCACGGCGAATATTGGCAAATATCATGACCTGTGGGATCAGCACTACTGCAGTGACATTACCCTGCTCATGGTGTCTGAATTTTTAAAACGACAAACCGACTTTCAGGCAGAAAAACACCGTTCTCAGCTTATCGACATCTGGAAGTATTTTGTGGCAAATGGCTGGGCTGCAGACAATATTGCCGAGAAAACTTTAAAACCGATTCGCCCAGAAAAAAACCGTACCCGACATTCCAACGAATCTGTCGAAGCCATTAAAGCAATCTGCCCTCCGTGGTTAAAACTCGCGATTGATTTGGCAATGCATTCGATTCAACGGCGCGCCGATCTGGTGGTGATGGAACGCTCAAGCATTAACATCAAAGACAACACCATGACCGTGTTGCAGCATAAATCGCTCAATTACGACAAGCCTGTGTTTATTGAAGTGGACATGCACCCTGAACTGCGGGATGTGGTTTTAGAATGTATCGAACATGCCATGAAGCTGCGCTGCCCGTTTCTGATTGCCACCCGACCCGAGCGCATTACCGAACATAATCGAAACGTCAAACTACATGCCTTTGCCGTCACCGAAGACCACCTGACAAAACAGTTTAAAAAGTACCGTGACCTGTCGGGTGCATACGATCATCTTGAACCGAATCAGCGTCCATCGCTGCATGATTTACGTGCTTTAGGGATTTATAACATTACACAGAAGTATGGCAAAAAGTACGCGCAAGCACTGGCTGGACACGCCACAGTGAAAATGACAGATCATTATCTGGAAGGTCATGAAGCGCCAAAACCTGAGAAAATCAGCTACCGTTAA